CACATGGAGAGTGTCCTCGCTACTGGTACCTGGCTTTTGAGGGTGCTACATTTGAGGACAACGCAGATGCGTATGGTGGTGCTAATATGACTAGTGGAACTAAGTCTCACGAACGTATTCAGCAGGCTATGGCAGATGCAGGAATCCTAAAGGATGCGGAATTTAAGGTTACTTGGCAGGATCCACCAATTTTTGGCTTTGGAGATGTAATTCTTGACTGGGCAGGAGAAGACCTGCTCGGTGAGATTAAGACTATGCCAAACGAGGGGTTTGAGTACCGAAAGGCAGCTGGTAAGCCAAAGCTGGGTCACCTAGTCCAGCTGCTTATTTATATGAAGATTCTAAACAAGACCAAAGCCGTCTTGATTTATGAAAATAAAAATAATCATGACCTACTGATTTTACCAGTAGAGATTAATGATTACTATGTCAGGTGGGTAAACCAGACATTCGATTGGATGAAGACAGTTCGCAAAGCTTGGGAAGATAAAAAGCTTCCTGAAAAGAACTATAGGTCCAACTCTAAGATCTGTAAGACATGTCCTATTCGGGCAACTTGCGATCTAGCTGGTAAGGGAGAGATTAAGATTAAGTCCCTGGAGCCTATAGATGAAAAGCTGTCAATGGTGTAATGCCCAATTTGCCACAAAAGTTTCTTACCAAATATACTGTTCGCCAGAATGCAGAGAACAGGCAACTAAAGAGAAGATAGCTGAACGCTATGCAGTTACACGCAGACAAAAGCGTCACGGTAAAAACAGAAATTGCAAGTCTTGCAATACTAAGCTTTCTGTTTACAATGATGAATTGCTGTGTGATAACTGCTTAGTCAATCCACAAGATGTGCTCAAGGCTTTAAAGGAAATCAAGGGGATTTCAAATGGTAAACCTTTCGAAACTAATAAATAAACCAAACAGGATTTGCTCTATAGACGCAAGTACCAACAGCCTAGCATTTGCTATTTTCCACGGAGACAGGCTTTATAAGTTTGGCAAGATAAAGTTTGACGGTGTAAACACATATGCTAAGGTAGCGGATAGTGCCAAGAAGTCTGTAGCTTTCTTTGAAATGTATAAGGATGACATAGACGCAGTTGTTATTGAGCATACGGTGTTTATTAATAGCCCAAAGACTGCTGCAGATCTTGCATTAGTTCAAGGCTCGCTGTTGGGGGCAGCAGCACAGAACGGTATCAAGCTTGCTGGATCTATCAACCCAATTACCTGGCAAGGGTTCATTGGAAACGGCAAGCTTACAAAAGAAGAGAAGCTTCAGATTAGAAAAGATAACCCTGGCAAGTCTGAATCCTGGTACAAGAACTACGAACGAGAGTTTAGAAAGCTCAGGACAATTAACGTAACAAACATTACTTATACTATTGATAATCATGATAACGATGTTGCAGATGCAATAGGCATTGGGCATTATGCTATTAATAATTGGGGAAAGGTTGACAAGTAGATGGCAGGAGTCAAGTTATATCAGTCAGAGGCATGGCTGAAAAAGAGGTATCACTTTGACAAGAGAACTCCAGAGCAGATCGCTAAAGAGTGTGGAACAAGCGTAGAGACTATCTATGTTTATCTTGCTAAGTTTGGACTACGAAAGTCAAGACGATGAGATACTTTAAGCACTTTGCAAAGGTTGCAAAATATTATGTAAATCGTATTTGGTGTAAGCACTTAGACTTTAGGGTTGCATCTTGTCCGTTTACTGGGTATACTTATACTACCTGCAAAAAATGTGGACAAAGACTTAAGATAGAGGAAACAGTTGGCTAGACGTAAAAAGACAGAAGTAGCACCAAGTTATTTTGAGACTGTCCCATACATGGAGATTAATGGTTTTCCAATTCATGCTGGAGAGGTAATCAAGGTTAATGGTCAGTGGGGCAGCAAGTTTAAGTTTATTGGCATCACTACTAACACTTTAACGGGTGCATCTTGGGTAGACTGCTTTGAGATTATTGGTGGGGTACCATCCGTATTCCGTTCGTTTAAGCAGGACAAGGTGAAGCGTATTCCAAAGCGAGGAAAGAGGGCCAAGCGTGTCGTTTGAAGACCTAACAGTAGAACACCTTGATCAGGTAAACAAGGTTGTTGAGAAGTATCTAGCTGGTACTCCAGAAACACAGATTTCTAAAGAGCTAGATCTGCCACGTCAGAAGGTTGTCGGGTACATCAATGAGTGGCGAGCAATGGCTGCAGACAACGCTGCTATTCGTGCAAGAGCAAAAGAGGCACTAGTCGGTGCAGACACTCACTATAGCAAGCTTATCAACAAAGCCTATGAGGTTATTGACGAGGCTACGACAACAGCTAACCTGTCTGCAAAGACAGCAGGCATCAAGCTAGTAATGGACCTAGAACGTACACGCATTGACATGCTTCAGAAGGCAGGCCTACTGGAGAATAAGGAGCTTGCAGAAGAAATGATGCAGATTGAAGAAAGGCAAGAGATCCTTATCGGTATTCTTAAAGACATTGCCTCAGAGCACCCTGAGATTCGTGATAAAATTATGAAGCGACTAAGTGCTGCAACAAGAGCTGGCGAAACTATTACGATTGTGAATTAGAATGTTTGATGATTTTTTAGAGGCACTCCAGGATAGCCCATTTGCAGAAATGCCAGTGGATGCTAAGACTTTTGTCGAAGGTTTAGACTATCTTGGACAGCCACCGCTGTCTGATATTCAGTATGACATTGTAGAGGCTATGAGTCAGATCTACAAGTTAGAAGACGTTATCAGAATAATGGGTACGACTGAGGGCACAAGGTATTACAAAAAGTACACCAAGAACGAAGTTATTCTTCAGTTAGGAAAAGGTAGTGGAAAAGACTTTACATCAACGGTTGCATGTAGCTACATTGTATACAAGCTACTATGTCTTAAGGATCCTGCACGGTATTTTGGTAAGCCTAGTGGTGATGCCATTGATATCATCAACGTTGCAATTAACGCACAGCAGGCGAAAAACGTATTCTTTAAAGGCTTTAAGACAAAGATTGAGAAGTCGCCATGGTTCGCTGGAAAGTTTTATGCCAAAGCTGAGTCCATTGAGTTTGACAAATCTATCACAGTATATTCTGGACACTCGGAAAGAGAGTCACACGAGGGGCTTAACCTTATCTTGGCAGTACTTGATGAGATCTCTGGATTTGCTACTGAGATTGGAACAGGAAATGACCAAGGTAAAACTGCAGACAACATTTACAAAGCGTTCCGAGCTTCCGTTGACTCACGATTCCCAGACCTTGGAAAAGTAGCACTGCTATCCTTCCCACGTTTCCCAGGAGACTTTATCTCACAAAGGTATGATGATGTCATCGCAGAGAAAGATGTCGTTACAAAGACTCATAAGTTTGTTATGAATCCTGACTTGCCCGAAGATGCCGAGGGTAACAGTCTAGAGATTGAGTGGGATGAAGACAACATCATTAGCTATAAGTATCCAGGTATGTTTGCCCTTAAGAGACCTACTTGGGTGGTAAATCCTACTCGCAAGGTAGATGACTTTAAGCTAGCATTCTACACAGATATGGGTGACGCTATGCAGCGTTTTGCCTGTGTTCCTACGTTTACTTCAGATAGATTCTTTAAGCAGACAGAAAAGGTTCGCCAGGCAATGAGCCTAAGAAACCCACTAGACTCTTTTAGGCGATTTGAGGAAACCTTTATTCCAGATCCAGACAAGATCTACTACGTCCATGCTGACCTTGCACAGAAGCACGACAAATGTGCTGTTGCTATTGCTCACGTGGAGAAGTGGGTTAACATCCAGGTAATCAAAGACTATGAGCAGATTGCACCAGTAGTGGTTGTGGATGCTGTAGCTTGGTGGGAACCACGAGCAGAGGGTCCTGTAAACTTGTCAGAGGTAAAGCAGTGGATTCAGAACCTACGCAGAATTGGATTTAATATTGGCATGGTTTCTTTTGACCGTTGGCAGTCGTTCGATATTCAGAATGAGCTAAAATCTGTGGGTATGAGAACTGATACCGTTTCTGTAGCAAAGAAACACTATGAAGATATGGCAATGCTTATCTATGAAGACCGTTTGGTGATGCCTGCAATTGACCTACTATTTGAAGAGCTATCAGAGCTAAAGATTATGAAGGGCAACAAGGTAGACCACCCTAGAAAGTTCTCTAAGGACCTTGCAGACGCTGTTTGTGGTTCTATCTATGGTGCAATTTCACATACACCAAGAAACCTAAACCAAGAGGTAGAGATCCACACATTTAGGGATAGACCAAAAACAGACCTTGAGAATCAGGATAAAAACGTGATACAATATAGGTCCCAACCTTCCAAAAAAGAGGTTGCAGAGTATTTGAGCCAGTTTAATTTGATATAGGAGAGAGGCGTGTCGTTACCGATTAGTCTCGTTTACTTTTCAAATTACTCTGAAAATACTAAACGATTTGTGGAGAAACTAACAGATGCAGGAATTCGTATTCCAGTTAAGCCTAGCGACGCTAGGGACATCGTTGTGGGTTATGAGTATGTACTCGTTGTACCAACTTATGGTGGAGGTAATGAATCACCTGCCATCCCAAAATCAGTAAAAGTCTTCTTAAACAATCCTGAAAACAGGAACTTGTTAAGAGGTGTTATCGGTACTGGTAACACCAACTTTGGTGAACACTATTGTAAGGCAGCAGATATGATCTCTGCCAAAACTGGTGTACCTGTGATTGCCAAGGTAGAGCTACTAGGTACCCCAGAAGATGTAATTAAAGTTAAAGAAAGATTGGAGATACTGTATGGATAATAAGATTAGCTATCATGAGCTAAACGCCATGCTAAATATGTACGACAGCAACAACAAAATTCAGTTCGATAAGGACAGGGAGGCTGCTAGAGCATACTTCCTAGACCACGTAAATTTGAATACAGTATTTTTCCACAGCCTTGAGGAAAAGCTAGCCTACCTAGTAGACAACGACTACTACGACAGGGCTGTTCTAAACATGTATGACTTTGAGTTTATAAAGGGTTTGTTTAAGCACACCTACGCATACAAGTTCCGTTTCCCAACCTTCGTTGGTGCGTATAAGTTCTATACTCAGTATGCACTAAAGACCTTCGATGGTGAGCGTTACCTAGAGCGATTTGAGGATCGTGTTGTAATGAATGCCCTCATGTTGGCAAAGGGTCAAGAGGACCTGGCAAAGGATCTGGTAGACGAGATTATTTCTGGTCGCTTCCAGCCTGCTACTCCAACTTTCCTGAATGCTGGCAAGGCACAGCGTGGAGAGTTTGTCTCCTGCTTCCTGCTACGTGTTGAGGACAACATGGAGTCTATTGCTCGTGCAGTCACATCATCTCTCCAGCTATCTAAGCGTGGTGGTGGTGTAGGTCTCAACCTTACAAACGTTCGTGAGCTAGGTGCACCAATCAAGAAGATTGAAAACCAGTCTTCAGGTATCATTCCTGTAATGAAGATGCTAGAGGATGCATTCTCCTACGCCAACCAGCTTGGTGCTCGTCAGGGTGCAGGTGCCGTTTACCTAAACGCACACCACCCAGACATCATGCGATTCCTAGACACCAAGCGTGAGAACGCTGACGAGAAGATTCGCATCAAGACTCTTAGCCTTGGAGTTGTCATCCCAGACATCACTCTTGAGCTTGCTAAGAATGGTGACGACATGTACCTCTTCTCTCCGTATGACGTAGAGCGTTTCTATGGCAAGCCAATGTCAGACATTTCTATTACAGAGATGTACCAGACCCTGGTAGACGACGGTAGGATTCGCAAGTCCAAGATCAAGGCTCGTGAACTGTTCGAACGCATTGCCGAGATTCAGTTTGAGTCAGGGTATCCATACATTGTATACGAAGACACTGTAAACAACGAGAATCCAATTGACGGACGTATCAACATGTCTAACCTTTGCTCTGAAATCCTTCAGGTAAATACACCAACTACTTATAACAACGATATGTCGTACAAGGAGATTGGTAAGGATATTTCCTGTAACCTAGGATCATTAAACATTGCTAAGGCCATGGAGTCTCCAGACTTTGGCAAGACTATTGAAGTTGCTATTCGTGCACTAACTTCTGTAGCAGATCAATCATACATTGATTCTGTAATGTCAGTTGCTGAAGGTAACCGCAAGTCACGTGCAATTGGTCTTGGCCAGATGAACCTCCATGGCTATTTTGGTAAGGAGCTGATGCACTATGGCGATGAGGAGTCAATTGATTTTACAAACATTTACTTCTATACGGTTCTATACTATGCACTAAAGGCAAGCAATAAGATGGCTGCAGAAACAAATAGCCCATTTGAAGGCTTTGAGAAGTCTAAGTATGCTAGCGGAGAGTTCTTTGTAAAGTATATCGCTCAGGAATGGAAGCCAAAGACTGCTAAGGTTGAGAGGCTTTTTGCTAATGCAGGCATTGATATTCCTACTCAGGAAGACTGGCAGGCACTTGCACAGAATGTAATGGAATATGGTCTATACAACCAGAACCTTCAGGCTGTGCCACCAACTGGTTCAATTAGCTATATCAATAACTCAACATCATCTATTCACCCTATCGCTTCTCAGATTGAGATTCGTAAGGAAGGAAAGATGGGTCGTGTCTATTATCCAGCACCATTCCTAACTAACGATAATCGTGAGTACTTCCAGGATGCTTATGAGATTGGACCAGAGAAGATTATTGATGTCTACGCTGCTGCCCAGCAGCACGTTGACCAGGGTCTATCACTGACCTTGTTCTTCAAGGACACTGCAACAACCCGTGATGTCAACCGTGCACAGATCTACGCATGGAAGAAGGGTATTAAGACTATCTATTACATTCGCATTAGGCAGAATGCACTAGAAGGAACAGAGATCGAAGGATGTGTATCATGTCAGCTATAACAAGACCAATTAACTGGAACAAGATTGAAGACGAGGTAGACCTAGAGGTTTGGAACAGGCTAACTGCCAACTTCTGGCTGCCTGAGAAGGTGCCACTATCTAATGACATTCAGTCTTGGAGCACTCTTCGTGAGAATGAGAAGCTACTTACTATGCGTGTGTTCACTGGATTAACCATGCTGGACACCATCCAGGGTACTGTAGGAGCTATGAGCCTCATGCCTGATGCACGTACACAGCATGAAGAGGCAGTAATCACAAACATTGCTTTCATGGAGTCAGTACATGCTAAGTCATACTCAAGCGTATTCTCTACACTAACTTCTACACAGGAGATTGAGGATGCTTTTCGCTGGTCCGAGGACAACCCTTACCTTCAGAAGAAGGCACAGATTGTTCTTGACAGGTACAATGGTGATGACCCACTAAAACGTAAGGCTGCCTCTACATTGCTAGAATCATTCCTATTTTATAGTGGATTCTACTGGCCAATGTGGCTATCTTCACGTGCCAAGCTAACCAACACTGCTGATCTAATTAGACTTATCATTAGGGATGAAGCAGTGCATGGCTACTACATCGGCTACAAGTTCCAGCAGGCATTTAGTGAGCTAGATTGGAATGACCAGGAAGACATCAAGAACTACACCTACAGCCTACTTATGGAGCTATACGACAATGAAGTTAAGTACACCGCAGACCTGTATGATGGCGTTGGACTAACGGAAGATGTTAAGAAGTTCTTGCACTACAACGCAAACAAGGCCCTAATGAATCTTGGATTTGATCCACTATTTCCAAAGGAAGCCACAGATGTAAGTGCAGCTATCCTGTCTTCGCTATCTCCTAATTC